AGGGACATAAGCTACAGTAGCCAATCCATCGATTACTACAAAATGATGTTCGCAGTTAGATTGAACATTAACATTACGCTCTACAACCATTTCGTTGTATTGCATCTTGTTGTCAACTGTTGTACATTTAGGGAATGCTTCATAGTCTAGTCCCCAAAAGATTTCATTCACATACATTTTAGCAACACGCTTAGGTGTTTCTATTAACGAATCATCATCTAGATCAAGACCCAATACTTGCATAATATGAGAGAATGATTTTTCAATCTCAGCAATTTTATCTTTACGGTCTAGTGTAGTTTGAAATGTAGGAGTTTCGACTCCCATCTTAACTAGATATTCGTGTACTTTTTGACCCAACTCTGGATCTGTTTTTGTTTTATTATAACTCATAGATAACCTTCCTTTGTGATGGTTTTGTTTTTGAAATGTAAGCTACCGTTGTGTAGTTTACATGTTTATTTATCATTATACATTAAACGCTATAGATATTCTATGCTGTTCGGTATTATTAGTTGGAACACGGTGTAGACAATCTAAATCAAAAGATATCCAAGTTCCAGTATCCACACAAACAGATACCCATTTATCATTTACTAATAGCTCAATATGACTACTATCCTTTATTACTTTTGGATAGTAAACAAATGATCCATATTTTGTACCGCGAGATTTACTTAGTGTATGTGAATGGGCAGTCATAGAAGTAGTAGGTGGTAAGATATTAAACCAACTACTTTCTATATTCTCACTGTTAGATTGTTCTTTTATGATATCTACCAATGGTTTTAATTCAGACCAATGATGTGGCATTAAATGTCTTAGATTATTTTTTTCTAAGTATCTTACCATTAAAACTGATGAAAGTTTTCCGTTTAATTTACCATACTTTTCATCAGTATCCACTAGTGTATGTTTGTTTAAAAACTCATAGCACTTAGTTATAATAGCATCATTGTCTAAATTTAGACTGCCTCTGTTCAACAACATACTTATAATTAAGCTTTAGCTTTTGCCTCTACACGTGCGGCTTTTTCTGCTGTAATTTCATTACGGCGTGCCTTAACTGCTTTAGCTAGTTCTGCAAGTGCTTTACGGGCACGTGTGCCCGCTGCCGCATTGCCTTTGTTAAACTTGTCGTTTTCAGCATTGTATGCTGCCAAACTTGTTTCGATATCGTTATGTGCGCTCATTGTTTTTCCTTTGTTAATTTGCGTTTAGTTTTTGTTTTTGGTACTTCTACCGAGTTGAGTGCTTCACGCACTTCTTTTAATAATGCTTCGTCATCCCATTCTAACATAGTCTTGCCATCAGGGAAAGTAGTTACGGTCAAATGTGTACCTTTAACTACGGTTGGTTCTTGTGATTCAGTTTTCTTTTTACGTGTTGCCATTATTCATCCTCCTCTTCACCCTGATCTACGACATTGCCGTCTTCATCAAGTAATTCTAAAGGACCTTGTAGAATGTAGTCAGTGTCATCACAACTCCAACCCAATTCTTCTAATCCTTCAAAAGAATCTTCGTCCCATGCATCTGTGATTTCTTCTTGTTCTTCTTCACTCATGTCATCGGGAAATTCCCAATCAGCCCAACAACCATCGTCAAGTTCTTCAAGTTCCCACTCATATTCATCTTGACCAATTTCATATCCATCATCATTGACTAGGTCAATATTAGGTTGTTCATCACTTTCGCAATAGAAACTACCCCAACGATAACCTTCTTCACGGATAATTTCTTTACCATCTTTATACCAATGCTGTCTTTCGATAGCATTCTTTTTGTGCTGTGTTTTTAATGTCCAAGTTGCCATTTTAATATTTGCTTTCTCTAGTATGTTTACGATAGTCTGTTGACATACGTAAGTATTTGTCTCCGCCACCTTCTAATATATCAATGATACGGTCAATCGTACCATTGTTATAATCACTGATTGCACCCATCTTTTCGTGGGGCTTCTTTAATAGTTTTTCTAGTTTGTCTAGTGCATCATCTATAGACCAAGGGACATAGAGCCTTGTATGGTCATTTGCAAAAGTTTCAGGGAAACTACGGTAAGCAGGATAGAGAACATTACAACCCAAACTATCTGCTTCACTGACAGTGTTAGACACCCAGTCTTGTAACGCACAATTAAAAACAACCCGAGAATCATTAACGATATTATAGTAGTCATTCTTTTCTAAATCCCCATAAACTTTTAACACGCCGCGTGATTGCATATCACGTGTGCGTTGCATATAACTGTCATTGTTTGATTTTAGTTTGCCACCGCTACAGATAGCAAACTCTACAAAACTTTTAGGATGACGTTCATTCCATGCTTCAATAAGATCCATGTAGAAGTCAGGTTGCTTCTCCTGATCCCAACGTGCAGAGAATACAACACGATGTTTACGATTACCAAAAGGCTTGATAGATTCAACTCGACTTTGTACTTCACTCTTACCGAATGCTAAACCGCTGATGTTGTAGATAGGAGCACTCCATCCTGCAATCTTCATATGCATGACCATTTCTTCGTTAGTAGCTAATACACCATCTACGAAACTATCAACCATCTTTTCATAATGACCCATGAAGTCACTCATGCCCCATACATGAACAAAGTCATCTGGATCAATACTTTGTGCAAGACAACGAACATAAATCTTAGGACGACTTGTGATAGGAATCTGTTTCATAATGTAAGGCAATGATTCAATCCCAGGCTGAAACATATCTTCAAAGTATACTACATCACCTGCACCAACATTGCCAGCCTTCATCATCTTGATTAGATTCATCAGTTGACTCATGCCAAAGTATGTACGACCGTGAGCATCTAATACTTGACCCGTTACGATAGCTTGGTCATTAGATAATGTTTCACCGGGTACGATTACATAATCAATACCTCGTTGTTTGAAAACACTCTCATTCCAGTCTTGTAACTGCAATGTATATCGTGCCTTATAAGGCTCTAGTCCCATGTAGTATAGTTTACGCATTAGTTTGTCTTTCTATGTCTTCTTCATCACATGCTTCACCATATTGAATTTCTACAATTCTACATGGCTTGTCATATGGATTACTTAGTCTATGCCAATCGCCTTGTGGAATTTGTACTTGTTTAAATGTTGTCATATCTAGTGGAGGTAGTGCATAACCACCGGGAAGTTTTTGTTCTAAGATACATTTACCTTCAGCAACGTGCCAGAATTCATGTCGCTTGAAATGTCGTTGCATACTCAAGCTTTGTCCCGGCTCTACTGTTAGTTCTTTTACCTTACATCCCGGTACGTCATGTAGTATACGATAATATCCCCACTGACGCTCTGTTTTAGGGTTTTTCCATTCACGTAGAATCCAACTACTCGAATTCATCTTGTTGTCGCCACCAACACCGAACACAAATTCAACATCATCAAAGACCATTTCTGGTATGTTGTCTTTTGTTCTGTCTCCGCCATTAGCAAAGATAATCTTTGCTTTTGGGTGTAATTTCTTTACTTTTTTAATAGCATCAATTGCAGTATCATCACTGTCATCAAATTCAATTACATTATGAACCTGATATAGATTTTCAATGATTGCTTTTCGTTCTTGTAGCGGCATAAAAGGTTGACCTTTTTTACGGGTCAACCATGCGTCACTATTAACTCCCACAATAAGCAAGAATCCTAATGCCTTAGCAGCCTTGAAGTATTCAATATGACCACTGTGCAGGGGGTCAAAGCCCCCAGTGACTAGTACTACCTTCATGGGCGCATATCTTCTGCCCACTGATCCTTAGCGGGCTTGTTTGCAACTGCTTTAGTGAACTGACGATATGGGAAGCTACGCATATCATACAGTGTTGCTTCATCAAACTTATACCCATAGTCCTGACAGAACATCAAATAGTTTTCAAGATCCTCAAAGATTTGTTGAACACGTGGGTTAGATTGAGTTTGTGGTTTTGCCATTTTATTAATTCCTTTAAATAGCGAGTGATTGATAAGGTTGATGTGTGTTATACACGATTGTTGCACCGTTTTCATTATCTTCGGAGACTCTGATAACGACATTACGATCTGGATATCGAGTTGCAATGACCTCATAAAGATCATCACTAATCATTTCACAACTTTTGTAATCCAATGCAAGAATGTTTTGAGAATATTGATTCTCTAACCATCGCTTGAATTGAATAAACTCGATATCACGGTCGTTGTGAAATACTTCAATCGTCACTTCAAAGTGAAAGATGTGACGATGCGGAGTTGCTAGAAAGCTAACATCATACTCATCACCTGTTGCCAGGTTAGGGTCTGTTGCTGCCGCTGGGTATTTATGAATACCTTCTTTTTGAAAACGCACAAAGATTGTACGAATTGCTTTGTCTTTAATACGTTGACGCTTTTCAGTCATTGCTATTGTATTTTGTTCACTCATCGGTCATCATCCATGTTAACAGTTTCGTGGTCATGATCCCATTGAGCACGAATCATTGTTCGTACTTCTTTGGTATATTTTTCTTTAGTTTCTTTTAAAGAAGTCAATTTTTTCTCATCTCTCGAACCTTCTTTTTCTAATTGAAAAATTTGATTATCAATTAATCTAATTGATTCTTCTAGTGTTTTAATACGATTTGTGTATGGCATATTATTCTCCTAAGATTTCGGACATTGCATCATCACTGTCTTCAATGACTTCATCAACTTCCGGCTCACTATTATTTACTTCAAATAATTGGTCAAACATTGTCATAGCGTTCATTGCTTTTTTACCACTGAAACCTTGACTACCTGATTTCATTTGCATCCAGAAGCTACTATGTGATTCTATCATATCTAGACTCTTTTGTCTATCTTTTTGTGCAAATATCTTATCAACGATTTCACCAAAGTGTTCATCGTCAAATTGATTCATAACCATCTTGGGCATGATACCTTGCTCATACTTACGATTGGCTTCTTGTACAGCAGTCATATGTGTATAAACATTGTGACTTTGCAGTAATGTATAGCTTAGTGTGTCCCAACTGGTTTTAGTTTCTTTACCATGCTGACCAATGAATCCTTGTCCTCGATAACAAAGGTCCTTCATGGTCATAAGGTCAGTAACTGGGCTATCTGTAAACACTTTATGTATACCATCAGCTAGTACACCGTCTCTAAACTTACGATTATCATTAGCATAACTTTTCTTTTCAGCAGTCTTTTCCATTTGATAAGACCACTTGCCATTATGTTCAATAGCTGTGTTGAAATATGCTAAACCTTTAGCCGCACTAAAGAATGGGCTTGCACAGTCAAATGTAATCTGTAGTTTTGGATTGTGATATTTACGAATAGCACGTTGAATGTCGGTGAAGAGTACCGCATATTCTAAGATAGACACACCCAAACAGTGAATCAAATCGTGTTTACCTTCAACTAGTAATCCATCATGGATAATGTTAACAAGTCTACGCAACATCAAGTGTACATCAATCTTGTTCTGACCACCAAACGCCCAACCATTAAAGTGATTATCTGGATAGATGTTTGGGTCACAATACTTCTTCATTTCTTCATACCAATCATCACTTTGTGTGTGATTACGACCTTGCAATACATTTAAGAACTTGCAGTTGCCGTTACGATTCTTAATGAAGTATTCATTATTGATGTGTGTTGCGGCAATAGCTTCTTCAATAGTACTGATACCATGAGCACTTTTACCAGTCTTTGGATCTTTGATATGAAACGTAGATAGAGACTGTGATGGGATATCTAAACACATACCATAATCCATGTATGTATCCATCCAGTTCAACACAGCTTTACGCTTTACCATAGCACGTGGGCAGTTGGGATCTTTCCAGTCTGCCGGCCATTGACATTTTAGAATCTGAAAACCACCTGAGTCACCCAACATGAAAGTACCTTCTTCACGTTTGCGAATGATACTTTCGTTAGGATCATCTTTATTAGTATCTAAGTTAGCGTGACCTGCACTATACAAGCCCCACTTATAATAGTATAATCCTTCTTTGCTATTAAGAAAGTTCAGCTTCTCAACATCACCATTGAATTGTTGAGGTATACGTTGAGGTTCAAAGTATACTTCACCTTCACGTTGTTTACCCAAGCCAGCAATATAAAAACTACTGACTGCAGGTAAGAACAGTGCCCATTCAGGATTGTGACTATTTGATAGATTAACTTGTTCCATTAAACTTTTTCTTCTTCTTTAATTAATGTTTGAACAATACTAATTTGTTCTTCTTTTTGCTTAATCTGTTCTATTAGGTCTCTGATAGTGGGATTTGTTTCTGCTAATTTGTTGCGCTCGGCTTCTTCTAGCATTTTCTTTTGAGCCCACTTCAATATAGCAATAGCATCATATGAGAGATTAACGGAGGCACTGCCTCCACCAACTATCTGCCAACCATTACCATCGAACACCTTCATTGATTGACTACTACCATCAAACGCCATCATGCCTGTTATAGGATTACTAGTGTTGATATAAGGCTGAGCACCTTTGTTACTAGTAACAGTTAGATACTCGCCACCGACAATATAGTCAATCATTTTGCTTGTGCGGGAAGTAAATAACGATATGTTGCTAGACCACTGTCAACTGTGATTTCAGTTGCGCCTGCATCTGCAATTTTAATTGTCTTGTCACCGGGCAAGTCCATGATAGCTAAGAACACTTTAACAGGCCAGTTCCAAGTCTTATTCAATGCACCATTAACACTTGATTGAAACACAAAGTTACCGCTGTGAGTTGATGGGTCACCAAAGTTCATCTTCAAATCACCATTAACAGTAGTCATAGTGAAATGTTCTTGCTCACTGTTAGCACTTGCTTGCTTCTTCAAGCGTTGAATACCTGCAATGCTAGGTTCAAACTCAACATTCCAAGTAGTACCTTTGAATGTAACAGTCTTAACTTTTTCTTCAACAATTGCTTTGCTCATTAGTCGATAGTCATTAACAAATGATCCATCTTTTGTTTCAAAGTGAATTGTTGATGGAACATCAACACCGTCTTTGTTAACACGTGTTACATTGATTTTAGCATTCTCATCATAATCATCAAAGCCTAGAATTGTTTTCAATTTGCCTAAGTTAGGCATACCAAATGTACCAATAAACTCTGCGTTAGGGTCTTTAAATGAACCACTGACAATAACAGATTTATCTTCTGCTACTGCATTAACTTGTGTCTCTTGGTCTGTGCCTGTGATTTTGATTAAGTCAACATTGCCTAAGCCATGTGTATGTTGAATCAAGTCTTGTAAATTATCTTTCATGTTTTTCCTTTAAAGTATTTAGGTTGTTTATATGTGTATTATAGTGGATTTTATTGCGTATTGCAATATCAATTCACCCGAAGCTGAATAAGTCATCAAATGTTGACTTAACATCAATGTTACTCTTAATGTCCCAATCAAGTACACCGAGTAAGTTGTCAATCTTTTCATCAACTAGTGTTGATTCCATTGCATCGTCATCAAATGGTAATTCTTTGAACCATGATGGTAGTCGTAGTTCATCAACTGGGTAAGCGATACTGTTGAAACCTAGTGCATTCGGCTTGAGCTTACACACAATAATCTTCATACCATCAACAATAGATTGACTGTAGTTGTCACCGTTCATTCTACGTAGATAGTTCCAGTTGATTGCCGCACGTGCATGACCAACACCACACTTACCAGTCTTCTCAAATGCGATAGTATGCTTAGTCAAGTTGTTCACTGATTTAGGTGAACCTTTAGTCCAACTATCCTGAGCAACCATGACACGCTTGAACTCTTTAACACGTTCAATAATATCTTCACGATTCTTACCTCGTTGTAATACCATTTCAAGTACGTCCATCAAGAACTCTTGCACATACTTAGGAGTATCAGCACGTTTCAGGTCAAGACCCATAGCTTTGATATCACCTAATGCACCGTCTTTGTCCTTACGTTTACCTTCTTTGTCAAAGATGTTGATAGCATAACGCTTTTTAGTGATAAAGATACTACGATCACCAATCAGTTCACGACCAGCTTTGATAATTTCACCATTCTTGCGAGGTGCATGAAATGCTTTCTCTAAGAATTGCGGAAAACTTTCATTAGCTTGGTCAGCAATACTATCATACAATCCGATACAAGTTTCCTTACTCCATTCTAATTCACCATTCGCTATTTGCGATTTGAGAATAGGATATGCTGTAAAGTAACAACTGTCTGTATCGCCATACACAATTGCATTGCCTTCATGTGAATATACACCTTCAACTGTTTCATTGATTGTACTCATCATGTGTCGTACAATTTGTCGGCCCGACAGTGTAACACTTTGACCAATACGTTTGTCATAGAAACGACAATGTTCATTCAACAACGCACCATATGCACTGTTCAACAAAATCTTACGAACAAGCTGTCGTTTATCATAGTACTCATACATATCAGTACCATACGCTTCTTTTGCTTGCTTCTGAATACTCTTACGTTCTGTATACCAACGTGTGAGTAATCCAGGGATTACACCTTCTTTTTCATAAGTAAAGATAGTACCATTTGCACTTAGCATCCAGGGCTTGTGACTATCAAAGATTAATTTCCATATCTCTGCCGCACTCATTTCAACACTACGACCATCTTCGTAATCTACAGTAAGAATTGTACCACGTTCTTGGTTCATGATTGCAGTGTACTCTAATGCACCAAACAAATTTTCCCATAGTATGGCACCGGTCACATCGTCATCACCATCTTTATAGTATTTCTTTTCACGGGCAAGTTTCATGCCCTTTTCTCTCATGTACTGGTCTGTGAGTGTTTGTCTGACTTGAGCAACGATTGTTTCCGGGGCCATGTTAAGAGCACGGATTGCTGACGGATAGAGACTGTTGATGTCAACTGCTCCGACCCATTCGTGTAAACCTCTTTTGGGCGTAGCAACATAGGCACCTGCCGCTTGTTGGATTTCATCATCATTTTCACTCTTTCGTTTTTTATCAGGAACAACTAAGCCTCTTTCATGTGCTTCGTTCATAATTGCCATTTCAATCATGGCAACTGAACCCATGACTGTGGGCAGTAACACTGTATTCTCATGCGCCAATGCGTTAGCAAGGTCTAAGAATTTTAGTTTGTTGTGGATCTTAACCAACAACATCGTATCTTGTCTGTTGTATTCAATAAACTTTTTAAAGTCTTTGTTATACAACTGGTCAAGAGTACCTTCATATACAGTTTTATTCTCACCAACTTCCATCTCACCAATAGCATCAAGTTTATAACTATGTCGTGATTCGTAGTTATACTTTTTGTAAAGTTGTAAATAGTCAAGGTGGACACGACCTACCAAATCATATGTTGTTTCGCTTTTACCAAATCGTTCATACTCACGTGGCTTGGGAAGTTGACCCATCAAGCAAAACTTGCGTGTGTCATCTTTACTCATAACACGTGTAACACGATTGACCATGTAGGGTATATCATAGCCCTCAGAGTTCCAACCAGTTAGTACATCAGCATCTTCTATGAGTTGAAAGAAAACATCAAACATTTCCTTCTCGTTTTTGAAAAGCATAGTGTTTTCAAATTCACCCACAATTTCATTTGCAGTTTCAGTAGTCATATGCTTGGGAGCAATAACTAGTGTAACACATTGATCCAGCCAATCTAAATAACAACTGATAGCTGTAACAGGATTGAATGGATCACTTGTAGGACTAAATCCTTTGACAGGATCAAAGTCAACTTCAATGTCGAAAAAGCAAGTGTGTAGTTTAGGTGCGTCAACACCAAGATAGTTTTCTGATAGGCAACGAAAGACTACGTTAACGTCACTCTCATACAACTTTTTGCCACCGTGAATTCTGCGTTCTTTTTCAAACTCTGTACGCTTGCGTGTACTGAAACGACTTACAGGTTCATTGAAGATGCTACGTTGCTTACCCCGAGGGTCGGGATAATATAGAACGTAATTAGTAGGGTATTCTTTGTATTCACGTTTACCCTGAGGCGAACGTTCTACAACGTAGATACGATCCTCATCCCTACTGTGAATAGCATCAACATAACTCATAGAGTTTTGCCGACTGTTTCCAAGATAGTGTTGAGTTCATCGTGGTCTTTGTTAGTCTGACCGAGACTTGCTTTGTGTGCAATCTTAATTGCTTTCTTCAATGTAGAAGCTTTGATTTCCAATTCTTCTGCTACTGCCTTGATAGTGTCGTTCAATCCACCATTCAATGTGTCAATCTCATGTAGGACTGTCATGCCCTCATTGACCAATTGAGTTAGTTTAATCTTTGCGTCACCGTTAAAGGTTCTGTTATAATCTGACATAGGTTCTCCTTAAAATGTAAGTATACACGAATCATCGTTGCTTTTCAACAACTTTTTTTACCAAAGTATGTAAACCTGGATTAACTCGCAATGCATGTGGCATTAATTCGTTGCGAATATAGTTACGCATGTATTTGGAATCTTGATTACTTGTATCTTCGATCCAGGGTACATCGTGTCGTTGACACCAAGAGATAAATTCACTCTTGCGTGTTGTTAAGAATGGTCGCAATACATTGTTGCGAATCATAGGGATAACTTTGGGTGTTCCATTAAGTGCTGAATGGATATATGTTTCCACACAGTCATCTAAGTGATGTGCTGTAATGACAGGGCCCAATGTTCGTAGAAATATATATCTTTGGTTACGCCAGTGTTCTTCCTGACTGATACCTTTGGGAACAATTGGTTCGCTGATACGAGCAAAGATTAATGGAAATCTTCTGTCTGTACAAAAGTTAGCAACAAACTTGTATGCACGTTCGCTATTTTCAGTGTCATGGTGAAAGAAAGCACATGTAACATCATGCTTTCTACTTAGAAAATCAACTGCGGCACAACTGTCTACACCACCACTGAAGGCTACGGTTAATTGTTTGGGTAGTGGGACAAGCAGATTAATCATCTATGCATTATAGCATAGATTGACTTATAAATCAAGTATCATTACAGGGTTGTTACCCGCAATACCTATTACTTCGAACCCAAATCCTTCATACCATTTTGTTAGGTCAAATGAATTGTCTTCATCTGTGTCTGATACTAGTATGATAGCATCTGCACCATCATTGGCTGCATCATCGATAGCGTTACTGACCAAATCATTGCCAATACCTTGACCACGATTATCATCATCTACATACATGTTTCTGATTAAACCCAAAGTTTTATATTTTTTTATAATACGATTTATTAATTCAGGTGTAGCACCTTGACTTTGTAAGTAGTTACTGATATTGGGTTTGTCAGTAGATACAACATAACCTTCTAGTGAACCACCTTCGGTATGTTGCGATATTGATTTTTGTTCAGTGATGAATTCAGAAGACTTCATTGAAAGATTTTATGGTGCTTTTCACCATATATTTTGATATATTTACCAGCTA